AGAAGTATGGCCTAGTGCGGTTTGCCAAAGATCCACAGCGGATGTACAACTTCTGGCGTACCAGCATGACCGAGAGCATTGCTCTGGCGCCAAAGGCTAAGTGGTTGCTTGCTGAAGGCCAAGACGAAGGCCATGAAAACGAATGGGCGCTGGCTAACATCAAGAGCAGCCCTGTGCTGCGCTACAAGCAGAAGGACATAGAAGGCCAGCCAGCACCTGTACCAGTGCGCCTACAGCCTGAATCACCGCCTGCTGGCATCATGGACGCTGCCAATGCGATCAACACTGACTTGCAGATGGTGCTGGGCATCTTAGACCCTAATCAACTGCCAAGCGGCAACATCAGCGGCAAAGCGCTTCAGGGCCAGCAGAGCCAGACTGATTTGAGCAACTTCCATTTCTACGACAACTTGACGCGCAGCATCAAGCATACGGGCAAGATCCTGCTGGATTTGATACCTAAGATTTACGACACCCAGCGAGTTATGCGGATTATTGGCAGCGATGGCCAGCCAGACATGACAACCATCAATGAGCAAACCGCGGTGGGCGAGGTGCTGAATGATGTGACCGTGGGCGAGTATGACGTTGTGATGGACACTGGGCCAGGCTTCCAAAGCAAGCGCCAGCAAGCCGTAGAAGCCATGATGCCCCTGCTCACCGGAAACAAGGAACTGTTTGACCTGGCTGGGGATCTGGTGTTCCGTAACATGGACTTTCCCGGTGCTGACGTTATTGCTGACCGCCTGGCCGCAAGAAACCCAATGGCGCAGATTGACGAGAAATCAGACATACCGCCCCAGGTGCAGATGCAGATGGCCCAGCAACAGAAACAGATTGAGCAGATGCAGCAACAGTTGCAAGCAGCGCAGCTAGAGATCAACAACCGGATGCAAGTGGCGCAACTCAAAGACGAGGGCGAAACTAAGCGGAAGTTGATGGACGTTACGGCACGGGCGCACAACACCGAAACAATCGCAGAATCTCGAGTTAACAATGAGAATATGCGTAGGGTTACCACTCAAAACCGCACAGAAATTGAAGCACTGGTCAAGATTTTGTTAGCTCGAATGCCTCCAGATCAGCTAATGATAGAAATTGACAAGATGAACCAAGAACAAGCCGCATACGCTCAATTTAGTATCCAAGACATCAGCGAAGGGGCAAACCCGCTGATCCAACCTATGCAGTAGTTGCATAACCTTTTGTTTTTGGGTAATAATGCCCCAACCCGACCCGTGGGTTCTTACGGGGCAAATCCTTGGAGTAATCCATGTCTGAAGTGGTAGTGAGTGAAACGCAGAAAAGACTAGAAGCCAGTACGGTGACTAGCGAGAATTTAGCTGAATACCAAGCTGAAAAACTAGGTTTAGCTGACAAAACGCCACGCGAGGCTATTGAAACAATAGAGCCGCTGGATGATGACAGTCAGAGTGAGCCTGCCAGTGACGAGCAGCAAACAACAGAGGAAAAAAGACGACCTAAGATTGAGCGACGGTTTGAGAAGGTAACCAAAGACCGCGACGATGCAAAGCAAGAAGCAATGCGGGAGCGCGAAGCTAGGGTAAGCCTGGAGCAGCGGTTAGCGGACATGGAACGGAAACAAGCCCCCAAAGGCGATGCCGAACCAGATCCAAGCCAGTTCACCGATATGTTTGAATATGCGAAAGCATTGACAGACTTTAAGGTTGACCAGCGATTAGGGGAAGAAAGACAGAAGGCAGTACAGGCCAAGGTTCAAGCCGAGAAAGAACAAGTGTTAAACACTTGGGTGGAACGGGTTAACCAGGCGAAAGCAGCGATGCCAGATTTTGAGCGAGTGGTAAAAAGCGCAGACATGACGGTAGTCAATGAAGTGCGAGATGCCATATTCGAATCAGATGTAGGGCCGCAGTTGTTGTACCACCTTGCTGACAACCCTGAGTTCGTTGAAAAGCTGCAAGGGATGACGCCATCAGCACAGTTGCGACAGATTGGGAAGTTAGAGGCTATGTTTGAGAAACAAGACTCAAAGCCTGTTGTGCAGAGAAGTAAGGCAAGCGCACCGATTAATCCTATTCGGTCAGCCGCTAACGGGCGCGATGTTGCATTGACTGCTGATGGGCAGTTTCATGGCAGCTTCCAAGCTTGGAAAGCCGGTAGACTGAATGGGCAAATTCGATAACCATTTTTCTAGGAAATATCATGGCAAATAATTTGCTTACCATCAGCATGATCACCAACGAAGCGTTGATGGTGCTGGAAAACGAACTGACTTTTACGAGCCAGGTCGAACGTAACTACGATGACCAGTTCGCTGTAACTGGCGCAAAGATTGGCGCGACATTGAATGTTCGCCGCCCTGGTCGTTTTGTTGGCACCAGTGGGCCAGCGTTGAACGTTGAAGACTTTAACGAGACTTCTGTTCCCGTTACCCTGTCCACGCAATTTCACGTTGATACGCAGTTCACCACGCAAGACCTGGCGCTGTCACTTGACCGCTTTAGCGACCGAGTGCTGAAACCAGCCGTCGCTGCTATTGCCAACAAGATTGACCGTGATGGTTTGGTAATGGCTAAAAACGCCACTGCCAACATTGTCGGCACTGCCGGTACTGTCCCGACCAGCTTGCTGACCTACCTGACCGCAGGCGCGTATCTGGACTCTGAGGGCGCACCACGCGATGGTCGCAGGGCTTGCATTGTTGAACCGTTTACCGGCGCAACGATCGTGGACTCGCTTAAAGGTCTGTTCGTGCCATCCAACACCATTGCCAAGCAATACGAGCGCGGCATGATGGGCAAGGACTCGGCAGGCATGATGTGGAAGATGGATCAGAACGTTGTTAGCCAGACTTTCGGTTCCTACGCTACTGCTACCTTGGCTTGCGCTACCACAACGGCAACGGGCTTTCTGACCAGCGGCTGGGCATCAACGTCCACCATTGCTCTGACTGCTACTACTGCGACGGCTGGACTCAAGCAAGGCGACACCATCACCATTGCAAACATCTTTGCAGCTAACCCACAGAATCGCGCTGCTTACGGCTCCAACCGTCTGCGTAGCTTTGTCGTGCAGGCTGATGTGACTGTTGCGACGGGTGGTACGACTTCTGTGATCGTCAGCCCTGCTGTGATCACTGCTGGTCAATTCCAGAATGTGGTTGTCAACAGCACCAGCGCAACCGCAGTTGTGACCCCGTTCAACAACACCGGCACGGTTTCTCCGCAGAACATTGTTATGCACAAAAATGCGTTCACGATGGCCTGTGCTGACCTTGAGCTGCCCGACGGTGTCCATTTTGCTGGCCGTGCTGCTGACAAGGAACTTGGTTTGTCCATGCGTGTTGTGCGTCAGTACACCATCAACAATGACTCTATCCCAACCCGTGTAGACGTTCTCTACGGCTGGGCACCGCTGTACCCCGAGCTTGCTTGCCGGGTTGCCGCTTAACACTCACCATCAAGGAGTAACTATCATGGCAAATCCAGGCGCAGCAACAACCACGACCGTTCACCCGCAAGTTCTGTCCAGCAACCAGGCTATTCGCTTGATTGCTTACGCAACTGGCGTTTCAGTCAATGCTACCGGCGATGCGGCAATTACCTTGCCCGTCATCAACACCACCACCTACAACATCACCAATGTCGTTATCACAAACGCCAACAAAGATGTTGCAACAGCTGCTTTGGCAATCTGGACGGGCGCCGGCGGTACGGGCACTGAAATTGTGACCAACGCAGCACTGACCAGCAACACCAGTTCAGCCTTTGTCACCAAATCTACGGTGGTGGCGGCAACTGGCACGGCAAACATTTCGGCGCAAGTGTTCTACGTCCGGATCGGAACTGCTGTTGCTGGTGGCACGGTTGACGTTTACGTGTACGGTACTGATTTCACAGCGTTCTAAACTCTGTTTCATCAAAAACAAAAGGGAACTGTTCGCAAGGGCGGTTCCCTTTTTTACTAAAAAATTATGGCTACAACATCCCTATCACCCACGCCTAAGCTGCAATTCTTTGATTTGAATGGCGCTCCGCTATCGGGTGGGAAGCTGTACACCTACGCTGCCGGTACAACAACGCCATTGGCGTCCTACACCGATTCCACTGGCAACATTGCCAACACTAACCCTATCATCCTAGACAGCCGTGGCGAGGCTAATGTATGGCTTAGTGGGGATGTCTATAAGTTTGCCTTGTACGACAGTAGCAACGTGCTGATCTGGACAGTGGACAACATCAACGGCACCACTTTTGCCACTAATTTTACTGGCACAGGTTCGCAGGTTGCTTTCTCGGTGGTCAACGGTTTTACAGCTATTTACATCAATGGCGTTTACCAAAATCGAAATACTTACACTGTCAGTAGCGGCACGGTAACGTTTAGCGAAGCACCGCCATACACATCTATCATTGAAGTTGTTTACAACTAGGAATTGCCATGTTAAAGACAGTCTCATCTATAACCAATGCCATTGGAGCATTGAACTACAAAGGCACTTGGGACGCCAGCACAAACACTCCAACACTGGCTGATGGAACTGGGGTAAAAGGCGATTATTACGTAGTCAGCACCGCAGGCACACAGACTTTTAACGGAATCTTGTTGTTCTTTGGTGCAGGCGATTGGATTGTCTACAACGGCGCTGTGTGGCAGCGTGTAGAAGGCGGAAGCGATGGCAACTTTGCTAACGTAACGCTGAACTCTACAGACGCTGGTGCAACAGCCAGCCCACTGCTTGACCTGTACCGAAACTCGGCAAGCCCAGCCGCCTCCGACACAATCGGAGAGATTGAGTTTAACGGCCAAGATTCGGCTGGCAACAAACAGCAATACGCTCTCATTCACGGATCAATTCTTAGCCCAACGTCAACGGCTGAAACAGGTCAGATCCACTTTGAGACTGCAACAGGCGGCGCATCTACCGAGAAAATGATTATCGGCACGACCAATCTTGTGATTAACGATATAGGCGCTGTATTCAACGTGCGGATTGAAGGCGACACAGATGCCAATCTGTTTTTTACCGACGCAACAAACAACCGTGTAGGTATCGGTATCATTACGCCAGCAGAAAAACTAGACGTTGTAGGCAATATTAAGCTGTCCGGAAATGTAATCCCTGCAAGCGGTTTTGGAATTGACTTTGCAGCTACCGCTGGAACAGGAACAAGCGAGTTGCTGGCTGACTATGAGGAAGGTACTTGGACTCCAACTATTAATGGCTCAAGCAGTGCTGGAACGGGGACATATACATCACAGCTTGGCACTTATGTAAAAGTTGGTAGGCAGGTAACCTTGCAATTTAATATAGCGTGGACAGCACACACCGGTACTGGAAATATGCTAATAAAAGACCTGCCGTTTGTTAACGGAAGTTTAGGTTTACAAGTCGGTGGAATAATCTATGATTTTTCTAGCTTAACTTTGCCAGCATCAAATCTCCCTTCAGTATTTATTGCAAATGCTAGTGCAAGTATGGGGGTTCTTGCTATGCCGACTGGTGGAGGAACCAGTGCTTTTGTAGCCATAGATGCCTCTGCTGGCATCTACGGAGCCATCACTTATTTTGTTTAAATTATGATGGTATTTACTAAAATCGCACAACAAAAAAAGGTTAATTATGGCGTTAACTAAAGCAACTTTTTCTATGATTAACGGCGCTGTTTTTAACGCAGTTGATTATGGGGCTGACCCAACCGGGGTAGTAAACTCAACTGTTGCAATTCAAGCGGCAGTTGATGCCGCAAATGCAGCGTATACAAATGTTGGATTTGGTAGTGGGGGTAATGTTGTTTATTTGCCTGCTGGCAAATATTTATACAACGGAATAATTCTTAAAGCTGGTGTTAACCTTCAGGGTGCTGGACAGTTTTTAACTACGCTTGCGTTGTACGGTACAAATTCCACAGGGATAAAAAGTCCGGCTGCAACATCTGGACTTGCTGCCGATATTATTTCCCCAACAATTAGCAATTTAGCTTTGATCTCTGGCGAAACAACACCATCTGGGCAAACAATAGTTAATGCCATCGGATTTATTTACTCGACTTTTACCAATGTAAATTTTGAATGGTGTGGTGGTTGCCTTGGCGTAACAGTGTTGAACTCAACGCTTTCCGGTTCTGGTGGCCCTTCTCAATGGTACAACCAGTTTTATTCTTGTAACTTTTTGCGCCTTGCATCACGTCCTTCTGGCGGCGTGGCTTTGGAACTCGGTGACCCTGAAATTACCAAAGAGCAAATAACAACTTGGGCATTCTTTGGCGGTAGAATTTCCGGGGCGGGTGGTGGTACTGGTCTGTCTTTAAGAGGAACTGGGAACAAGTTTTTTGCTGTTACTTTTGAGGGCATGGACACCGCTTGTTACATTGGTTCCACCGGAACTCGCGGAGCAGAAACAAATTCGTTCATGGGCTGCTATTGGGAAGGCAATACCGTAAATAGGCACATATACGCAAATGGATTGAATACATCATTCTTTGGTTCTTTTATAACCGGAGGTACAGATACAATTTTAAGCGACTCAGTCTACGAGGATGAAACTGGCGGCTACAAAAATTGGTTGCCATCAGCAGGCACATGGCAAATCACCATGAACAATGGAGCAGTAAAGCGACCAAAGCTAATATCTAAAGGAACTATATCTGGCCTTGATTTTGTAGACAATCTTGGAAACAACGCAAATATCTATATTCAACCTCAAACATCATCGAGTTTTAACTACCTTAACGCCTCAATTAACTTTACGACATCTCTATGGGAAAGTGGATCGGCTGCTTTTTCTCCCGGCGATGACAACCTTAAAACGCTTGGCCGCAGTTCGCTGCGCTGGAGTGTTGTGTTCGCAGCGACAGGCGCAATCAATACTTCCGATGCTCGTGAAAAACAGCAAGTGCAAAACTTGTCCACAACTGAAAAAGCAGTAGCTACACGACTAAAAGGAATGATCCGGTCATTTAGGTTCAATGATGCGGTTACAGCTAAAGGTGATGATGCCCGTATTCACTTTGGCGTTATTGCACAGGAAGTTAAGACTGCATTTGAAGCTGAAGGACTTGTTGCTGAAAAGTATGCGGTTTTTTGTTATGACGAATGGGATGCAGAACTTGAAATGCTTGACGATGCGGGAGTCATTATTCGCGCAGCAAAACCATCTGGAAATCGTTACGGTGTCCGTTACGAAGAACTGTTGGCTTTTATCATCGCTTCTCTTTAACCCGTACCAGTTCGGAAAACTGGAAACCTTAATGTTTGGCTGGATAGTCAGGCTGGAAACAAGGAAATATCATGTTAGAAAAAGTTGTCTCTGTTGATCTGGTTGAAGTTGTGGAAAACGGCTGCATTCAAGTTCGCACCAAGACCGCTATTCTTGAAGATGGCAAGCAAATCAGCGGATCATTCCATCGCCACGTTGTTGCCCCCGGCGATGACTACAGCGGAGAAAATAGCCGTGTGAAGGCCATTTGTGCGGCAACGCATACGGCTGCTGTTATCAGTGCTTACAAGGTTACCCAGGCTGTTGCTAGGCCATAATTAAGCATAAGTTGCTAAACAACTTTGAAGGACAAAGATGACTCAAGAAGTATTTCAACCAATTGGCTTGACTGTTAACTTTACTGGTGCAACCAATGCGCCAACAGCAGTACAACCCAACCCGTCAAATGTGGTTAACACCAACTTCAGGTTTGTTAATAGCGGGATTGTTACTGTGTTTTTGGGAACTGGTACATCGTCAGCAATTGCTGTAACGGCTGCATCGGTGACCACAGGTATACCTTTGGTTCCTGGCGCTGTTGAAGTAATGAGTTTTCCTGCTGGTACATTCTTTACTGGAATCACTGCATCTGGTACGGCAGTAATCTACGTTACGCAAGGTCAAGGGCTGTGACAACCCCACAGGACATCATCAATCGAGCGCTGAAGGACATTGGCGCTTTAGCTGCGGGGGAAACCCCAGCGGCGGCAGATTCGGCAGATGCGTTTGATATGTTGAATGATATGTGCGCGCAGTGGTCAAACGAAAACATGATGGTCTTTTACAAGACAGAGATTATTTTTTCAACAACTCCGAATCAGGTGCAGTACACGATTGGGCCAGGTGGTCAGGTCGGCGCATCGTTTACCGGATCTATTGCTGGCACGACCCTGACGGTTACCGCTATCACCAGTGGCGCTATAGCGATTGGTCAAACACTGTCTGGCACTGGCATCACCGCAGGAACCACCATCGTAGGCTTCACAACGGGCGCAGGAGGCAACGTTAACGAGGTAGGCACCTACACTGTCAGCACCAACCAAACAGCGTCCAGCACCACGATATCAGCGTACTACGAACGGCCATTGACGATTGAGAGTGGCTTTGTGCGGATTGCAACGATGCAAGGCGGCAGTTCTGTTGCGGGAGGTTACCTTGATTACCCTGTGGCCATTCTTAGCGCAGAGGAATACCAGAGCATTGGCATTAAGCAGCTAAGTGGGCCGTGGGCCAAGGCGATCTACTACCAGCCAAGTGAGTTGCTAGGAACATTGTTTGTCTACCCAAACCCAAGCCAGGGCGAATTGCATCTGTTTACCCAGACAATCTTTCGGCAGTTCAATGGCTACACTGACAGTATCCAGCTGCCGCAGGGATACAACAATGCGTTGCGTTGGTGCCTAGCAGAACGATTGATGCCTATGTACGGCAAGACCAATGCAACCACTATTGGAATGATCAACGCATTTGCTGCTCAGGCCAAGGCTACGATCAAGCGCACCAATATGCGACCACCACAAGTTTCGCGCTATCCTGATGCCCTGATGGTTGGCAAAGCCAAAGATGCCGGGTTTATCATGGACGGTGGATTCCGTTAAATAAGGATTGAACATGACTACCGTTGCTATTTCTGCTTTGCCCGTTGCTACCGTTATTAACGCTGCTGACATTGTTCCCTTGGTTCAAGCAGGCACAACCAAGAGCATCAGCAAGACACTTCTGTTTACCAGCCCCACAATGGTAACGCCTGCGTTGGGAACAGTTGCCAGTGGCGTTATTTCAGCCTGTACCAGCACCAGTATGGTTATGGTTACACCAGTAATCGGCGCAGCCACCGGCACTAGCCTATCGACCACTGGCAATCAAGTTATCACAGGGACTGGAAAGCAGGGATATGCAACTGGTTCTGGTGGTGTTGTAACGCAGCTCACTGACAAAACAACAGCGGTTACTTTAAGCAAATCCACTGGTCAAATTACACTAGACGGCGCTGCGTTGCCTGCATCTACGACTGTTAGTTTTACGCTGACCAACACTGTAATTGAAGCTGGCGATATTTTGGTAATGAACCACATCAGCGCTGGTACGGCGGGTTCTTACTTGCTTAACGCCCAGTCAGCAGCAGGGTCGGCAAGCATCAACGTGCGTAATATTTCCTTGGGCTCATTGTCTGAAGCGATTGTTATTGCCTTTGCTGTCATCAAAGCTGTAACTGCTTGATATGCCTGATTTTGGTTTTGTTGGGACTTCTTACGAAGCTCCATCCATTTATCAAGACGCTCAAGAGTGCATTAATTTCTTTGCTGAGATTGATCCTCAAAAGCAGCCTGGTGAACGTGGTGTTGTAGCGCTATACCCAACGCCAGGATTGGTGTTGAAAACGCAGTTGGCAGTGGCAGAAGTGCGTGGCCTGCACACAATGTCCGGCGAACAGATCCTGATTGCGGTATCTGGCGCAAATGTGTACTCTGTCAATACCAGCATGGTGGCAACATTGATTGGCACCTTAGCAAGCGTATCAGGGCAAGTATCCATTAGCGACAACATCACTACCAACAACGGGCTAACAGCTTACATTGTTGATGGTGGTAATCGCTACACCTGGATTGCAGCCACAAACACCTTTGCAACCCTGTCTAGCGCTGATGGCCCGTGGCAAGGCGCAAACGTTACAGATCAAGTTGATAACTATTTTCTGTACAACGAGCCAGGAACGCAAAACTGGGCCTGTAGCAACCTTGGTACTGCCTCATCATCTTTGGCGCTCTACGGCACGGCTGATGGGTCTAGTGACCTTTTGGTAAGTCTTATCGTTGACCGCAGGCAAGTTTATCTGTTGGGCGAGACAACGACTGAGGTATGGACTGACGTTGGCAATGTCATTGCTGGCATCACAACTTTTCCTTTTCAACGGGTTCCGGGAACAAGTTCACAAAGTGGCATCAACGCACGGTTTTCTCTGGCACGGTTTGGCGATAGCTTTGTCTGTGTAGCAAAAGACACTCGAGGCAATGGCACGATTGAGATGATGCAAGGCTACACCTGGGTTCGCATTTCAACCCACGCAGTTGAGCAATCATTGATTGACCAATACACTGCTGATGCTATTGCCTACACGTACCAGATTGAAGGCCATGAAATGTACGTGGTTACATTTCCATCGGTTAACCTGACATGGGTCTATGACCTATCAACCAAAAGCTGGCACAAGTGGCTGGCATTTGCCAGTGGCGTTTATGGTCGGCATCGTTCAAATTGTGGTGCGTTCTTTGCTAATACCTACATTGTTGGAGACTACGAAAACGGCAAGTTGTACAGCATTCAAAACGATGTTTACACAGAAGATGGCGCAACGATTCGCAGACTGCGGCGAGCTCCGCATCTGGTCGCTGATTTCCAACGGCAATATTTTGATGAACTGCAAATCCAATTCCAACCTGGCGTTGGGCTAGGCGTTACACCAGAGCAGACTGCTGATGGAATCATTACTGAGTTGTTGAACGTCCCACCAGCCGGGCCAGGCTACCAACTAATTGCTGAATTTAACTGGGAATACTTGGCAACAGAAAGCGGCGATGAAATCACTACTGAGGCTGGCGATGGTTTTGAATCTTTGGTGACGTTTGCTTATACCGGGCCTGATACGGCTGGTGCTGAAATTGTCACTGAACAATACCCGGCAACGCCTGGGTACGATCCACAAGCCATGTTGAGGTGGTCAAGCGATGGTGGCAGCACCTGGTCTAGTGAGCATTGGACTTCTATCGGCAAAATGGGACAGTACAGCAACCGGGCTATCTGGCGGCGGCTAGGATTTGGGCGTGATCGAATTTTTGAGGTGAGCATTTCAGCACCTGTCAAAGCGGTCATCATCAGTGCGAATTTGAAAGCATCTGTTGGGGATAACTGATGGCAACCGCAATCCCCAATTCCAATATCAACATTCCCTACGCTGAGTTTCTTGACCAGATTACGGGCAGGCCCAGCATCCCGTGGATGCAATGGCTGATGAACCCGTCTTTTATCACCGTTAATTTAGGCTCGGCATTACCAGTTACCAGCGGCGGCACTGGGCTAACCACTATCCCGACCAACGGGCAACTGTTGATTGGCAACGGCACTGGCTACACGTTAAACACGCTGGGCGCCGGCGCAGGCATTTCGGTTACCAATGGCTTAGGTACTGCTACGGTAGCTAACACGGGCGTTCTAAGCGTTTCTGGGGGCACTACTGGCCTAACTCCTGCCGCAGCTACTACGGGCGCTGTAACGCTAGCGGGAACGTTGATTGCAGTTAATGGTGGCACTGGGTTTGCGTCCTACGCTGTGGGCGATCTGCTGTACGCTGCCACAACAACAACTTTTGCAAAACTGTCTGATGTTGCTACGGGAAACGCTCTTATTTCAGGCGGCGTGAACACTGCGCCAGCATGGGGCAAGATCGGGCTGACAACCCATGTTAGCGGTGTGCTACCTGTAGCCAATGGCGGCACAGGCACTTCCACTGCTGGGGTTAGCGCCACAATCGTGACCGCTAAACTGACCGCACTTGGCGCAGACGGTAGTATGACTTTTACCAACGGTTTGCTCACAGCGCAGACCCCTGCAACTTAGGGCGGTGGGATGAGCCTAGTCACTCAAGTCACCAAAGAACAGATTGAACGTCTGCAAAGCCAGATGGCGGCAATGCCGCAGGCTGAGTTGGTAACAGAGCATTCATTTAGTCCAGGAATGTATTTGCGAAAAGTATTTCGACCCGCGGGAACGCTGATTGTTGGCAAGGTGCATAAAGAGCCGCATTTCTTTCTTTGCGCCAAAGGTGAAATAATTGCTTGGACAGAAGGCGGCATGAAGCACTTGTACGCTGGTGATGTGTTGGAAAGCAAGCCTGGCACCAAACGGGTAACTTTGGCAGTAACGGACGCAATCGGCATTACGATACACCGCACTGACAAGACCAATCTTGATGAGATAGAAACTGAGTTGATTGAGCCAGACACAGCAGCGTTGTTTGATTCATCAAATAAGTTAAAAATGAAGGAGTTGACATGACTTGGATTGCAGCAGCTTTGGGAAGCGTAGGAACTTTTATCGGAGCAAATGCTTTGCCAATAGCCATTGGTGGCAGTGCATTACTGGGATATGCGGGTGCTGGACAACAAGCTGACGCTGCAAGAGAAGGCGCACAGATGCAATCTGATGCGGCTGCTCGAGCGGCTGCATTGCAAGAAAAACAATACGCAGATCTAGCCCCATACCGTCAATCTGGTCAATTAGGCTTAAGCAAAATCCAAGAGATGCTGCCTTACTTCACAAAAGAGGTAACAGCGCAGGATCTACGTTCAATGCCAGGCTTTGAGTTTGGGTTGAACCAAGGCACGGGGGCGGCTGGTCAAGCAATGAACGTTGGTGGTGGTGGATCTAACGTGGATTTGGCAAGAACAAAGTTTGCAACTGATTACGCTACCAATGTTGGTTTGCCCCAATACATTTCGCAGAGAACAGGCATCTACAACACCTTGGCAAATATTGCGGGTATAGGTCAGAAAAGCCAAGAACAATCCGGAAACATTGCTTCTAACATTGGGCAACTTGGGATTGGTGGTGCATCAGCGCTGGGTGCTGGCAACATAGGTGCGGCAAACGTTATGGCTGGTGGCCTGCAAGGACTCGGCAACGCTGGAACCTTGGCAAGTTTGCTTAGGCCACAAGGTGTTAGCTATTTACCGTCACAAGTTGCCAATGCTAATGCCATGAATGTTCCAACATCTGCACCGCCATTAAGTTCAAGTTTTAATCAATATCTAGTTGGATAAAAAATGGCTGATTTCAACATAACACCGATCGGCAACACGGTTAAACCCGTGGCTGGAATGTCGTTGTCTGACATGATGAACATGGCCAGCAGCGCCCAGGCGTACCAGCAAGCCCAGCAGATCAATCCTCTGAACTTGCAAGCTGCACAGCAAACGGTTGAACAAGCACGGCAGATGAACCCGTTGCTCCAGCAAGCCCAGCAACAAATTGTTAACCAAGCAGCCAAAGTAAATCCAGAATTGTTGCGTAGCGCTACCGCTGCCGCAGGTACTGCCGAGACTGGTCAAGCATCAACTAGTTTAGATTTTGCCAATAAAAAGGTAAGTGCTGTTGCTAACAGGTTGACGGGGATTATTAACAATCCGTTGATCATTGCTGCTGAACAAAATCCAAGTGCAGTTAACCAAGAAGCCTTGTATGGTTTGATAAAAAACTATGGCATGACCCAAGCTAAAGAGATGGGCATACCAGAAGACCAAGCAACTGCCTTGATTCAACCTTACCTTGCACAGTCTCCAGCTGGTATGCGGCAGTTCTTGAAAGATAAGCTGTTGGCAACGTTGGATGCTGGAAGTCGTCTTTCTGCCATGCAACCCACTGGCGCACCTGTTAGTAGCGGTGCTGGCACAGCAGTTGTTGCTACTGGTGAGTTTGGCGCTACACGACCAGGTGCTGCATTGCCAGGCACTGCGGTCACAACTCAATTGCCACCGACCCAACCGCTGATTGCTGTTGAAGGTGACGGAACTGGCTTGGCACCTGGAACGCCATACGTTAAAGGCCCACAAGCGGGTACTGTGCCTGGCTCTGTGCCAATGCTGTCACCAACACCAAGACAAGCCGCACCTATAACCCAACCAGCCGTTAGACCAGCGGTTACAGGTCAGGCTCCTGGCGTTGCTCAAACATTAATTTCCAATGCAACAACAGCAAATGAAGATTGGTCAACCACCTCAAAGGACGCATCTACTGCTCAACAACGCATTATGACGTTGCAGAAAATTAGGCAACTGGCTCCTGAAGCGTTTACGGGTGTTGGTGGGCAACGCAAAGAGTTGATTGCAGGAATTGCCAACGCAATTGGCATTCCAGCTTTTGAGGCAGAAAAGACAGCCACTGATGAGTTGATGAAAAACTCTAACCTGTTGTCTCTTGCCGGTGGCAACACTGATGCAGCAAGGATGCTGGCAGAAGCAGCAAACCCCAACAAGAAGATGAACGAAAAGGCTATCAAAGATGTTGTAGGTCAGTTGATCGGCATGGAAAACATGAAGTCAGCAAAAGCCCAATACCTTGGCCAATACAGAAACGATCCTAATGCTTACATTCAGAAGCTGGCTGATTTCAATGATGTAGCAGACAGCAGGCTGTTTCAAGAAATGACTAGGGAAGAAGTAGCCAAGTTAAAAGCATCAATGAGCTCGGCAGAACAGAAAGCAATGATTGACAAGATCCGCAAGGCTAAACTTTTGGGAGTCATAAAATAATGGCTACTCTTGCTGATCTTTTTGAAGATACGCCTGCTGCTGCGCCACCAGTTGCGCCACCAAAGCTGACCGTTGTTCCTGCTACCGCCCCACCAGCGCCACCAGCGCCAGTTTTACAAATTGCACCAGCCGTACAACTTGCTCCTGCCCCGCCGGTTGCGCCTCGGCCCACATCACGGGTTGATGCGTCCCAGCAAACGTTGCGCGATTCCGACGCACGGATGATCTTGGAATCTGAGGTTAAGAAAGCCGAATCCCGTCAAGCCGACCTACTGCGCGAATACAACAGTGGTCAACCTGAAAAACGTGGTGGCGAGGCGCAAGATAATAAAAAGTACCTTGATCGTGTAGCTGAACTCAAAGCAAGCCTGGCGCGTAACGAAAGTGACATGGCTGGCATTCGCCGTGAACTGGGTCGCGTTCCTGCGTCAAAGCTGACCGTTGTTCCACAAACATTGAGCGATCCTGTTCCCATTGCTGCTTATCCTCCTGCACAACCTCCTGCACAACCTCCTTCACAGACCGCTAAAGATGTGGGTAACTTCTCTGATTTGTTTGAGACAACAGTGCCAGCATATCAGCCCGGATCTGTTGTGCAAAAGCCTGTAGCACAACCCGGCGCTTTTACCGGCACTAGGGGCGATACAGGGATTGCTGGTGGCGATGGCCCGATTGCCCAGGCTGCGCTAAAGCATCTAAAGGCTCTAGGAGCCGCGACAGCATCATTGGCTGACACAACCATTGGCGGCATCCTCCCTGGCATTGCTGGGCCTCTTACCTATGCTGGCGCCAGAGCCTTGCAACTATCGCCAGAAGAGGCGGCGGCTGCTGAAAAATCAGTTGTTGGAGCCTTAGAAAAGCCGTTTGGCAAGACGTTTGGCGTTACTGAAGAGCCAGCGTACAAAGGTGAACTGAGCCGAGAAATCATGGATTTCATTGGCGAAAACGTTGGCAAAGGTGCCAAGTACATTGCTGAACAAACAGGGATACCAGAATCTGATGTTGCCAACATGATTGGCACAGGCTTGGTCGGCGTTGCTCCTGCTGTCGGACAAGTTACAGCACCTGTGAGACGGGCATTGGGATCAGGCGTTTACGAAATAATTGAACCTGTTGCTAGGGGCATTGATGAATTTGCTGGCAAGCCTGTACCGGCTGCGGTGGAACGTCCGAGGGTTGAGCCTACGATGGCGGCACCTTTGACAGAAGCAGCAGGATCAGGCGCAATGTCTGCCACCCAGCTAGCAGATACTCAGGCGGCATTTGCACAAAGACAAGCTGCTGCAAGGGCTGCTGCGCCTGTTGCTGCGCCTGCTGCTGGTAGTGTCGGTGCTGCTGCTGTGCCGACCATCACGACAATTCAGCAAGCGCTGTTAGGTGCGACACCAGAACTGAAAGCCGTGTTGACGGGCATTCCTTTTGAACAAACCAATGTGCCAACGTTCATGCGGCATATTGAAGCTGACAGCTTGCCAGTACCCATCCGTTTGACTAAAGGCCAGGCCAGCGGTGACATAGTGCAATTATCCAATGAACAAAATCGTCGAGGCAAAGACACGCAACTTGCACAACGGTTCAATGAGCAAAACGGTCTATTGATTGACAATATCAACGAAATCCGCACTAACGCTGCGCCTGATGCATACGGCACAAAGATCATAGAAAACAGCCAGGGCATCATTGATGCCTACAAGACGCTTGATGGTGATCGGAACAAAAAAATCAGCACGGCATACAAAGCGCTGGAAGATGCAAACGGTGGTCAATTTCCCATTGATGGCGCACAGCTAGCATTAAACGCAGAGGCGATGCTTGGCAAAAAGCTCAAGACAGAATTCTTGCCACCATCAATTAAATCCCAGCTTGAACGGTTTAAGTCTGGTGAGCCAATGACGTTTGAGCAATTTGAAGCCATGCGTACTAACCTGGCGGCAGAGATCCGCAAGGCAGAACGGTCTGGTGACGGTAACGCTGCAATGTCCTCTAGCATTGTGCGAGAGGCTTTAGAACAACTGCCGTTGACTGGAGAAGCTGCCACCAAGCTAAAGCCACTGGCAGACTCTGCAAGAGGTTTGGCTAAAGAGCGCTTTGATATGTTGAAGAAAGATCCTGCTTACAAAGCTGCGGTTGATGATGTTGTTCCAGCTGACAAGTTCCTGCAAAAATTTGTTGTCAATGGCGTGAACAAGAACATCGCTACGATGGTGAACCACCTTGGCAAAGACTCGGTGGCCCATCAACACATGGCCGCAGGCACTGTGAACTGGTTGAAAGACAAGGCTGGCATTGTTGATGAAACCGGCAACTTCACCCAAGCAGGATTCAATAAAGCGCTTAAACAGCTTGATGACGTAAAAAACATGGAACAGATCTTTACGCCTGAAGCAGCAAGCCAGTTGAAGACGTTGGGCAATGTGGCCAGGTACACGCAAGCACAGCCTAGAGGCGTGTTTGTTAACAACTCCAATACACTGGTTGGTGCCTTGGCAGAAAAGGCCAAACAAGGTATTAGCGCCGGCGTTGAAGGTGGTTTGAATGTAGTCGCACCAGGCTTGCAGCTGGGCACCACTGTTATGGAAATGAGAGCGCGACGGGCCAATGAAGCAGAAGTGCGAAAAGCCTTAGAAATTGGCGCTGGCACTAAAAAGTAAACTGTTAAATCAATAACGCACCATGATTGACCAACAAACAATCAACATCGCTTTGGGCGCGGTGATGTCCGTGATAGGCTGGTTTGCGCGTGAGCTGTGGACTGCTGTGCAGCAACTCAAAGAAGACCTGGCCCAACTGCCGAAAGTCTATCTTGCACGATCGGATTACAAAGACGATATGCGAGAGGTCAAGGAAATGCTCGGCAAGATTTTTGATCGGCTGGACAACAAAGCGGACAAGCCATGAACTTTGATATTGCGTTTGAGCGTTTGATTGGCCACGAGGGCTCTTGGGTCAACGACCACCGAGATCCGGGTGGAGAGACTAAGTACGGCATCAGTCGGCGCAGCTATCCCGGCGAGATGATCCGCACGATGACGCTGGAACGCGCAAAGGAAATCTACTTGCGAGACTACTGGGGGCCAGCCGGGTGCGATGCGGTGCCTGACGCCATAAAATACGACCTGTTCGATATGGCAGTACACAGCGGCGTCATCACGGCCATTAAGACCTTGCAGCGCACGGTGGGCGTAAATGACGATGGCAACCTTGGCCCGATCACCTTGCAGGCCGTGGCGTCCATGCCAGCCCTGCGGTTCGTCGCTAGGTTCAATGGCTCCAGGCTACAGTTTATGTCTGCACTGCCAACCTGGCCGTCATTTGGCCGTGGGTGGGCTAACAGGATCGCCAAGAACTTGCTGGAGGTTTAACCATAAAACGTTAGTCTTGGTTTTCGTCTTTAAGTTGCTGGCGCAGTTGAGCTTGAGTTTTTGCAGCAGGAATCAGAGCCTCCTGCGTTGTGAACCTGTGCATATTGGCGCACATATACCTGCGACGCACACCTTTCGGGTTTACCCGAGTCTCCAGCACCTCGGTGTATGTATCGCAGGTGGGGCATATCATTTATCGTGCTGCCGGATTAAATTGTTTGCCAAGTGTGAAAGATCATTTGCATGGGTTGCAATCGTATTAATGATGCCTTTCATCTCCAGCCTGTTGCGGGCTCTCTCTGCTTTGGTAGCTGCCAGCCACGCAGTCCACGCGGTTGGCTCATGCAAAAAGCCCACTTGGTCGCTTAGCCATTCGCGGAATGAGTGCTTTTCGGTCATTCGTCATTGTCCGAAAAGTTGGTTTCAAGTGCGTCATCTCTGCGCCTATCGCCCTCCGACTCGGCAGCGTCCAGGAGGATGTCTTCTGCCTCTTCTAGCGTGAGCCCGTCCTGCTCGGCAAGATGGCGAATTCGTTCGCGTATTGTCATGTGTTCTTCTCCTTGAGTTTGGCTTCAAGCCGGTCGATGAACTTGCGGGTGTAGCCCTTGATCGGCGTATTCCCCCAGCCCCTAACGATTTCTTTTATGTCCTCATCAGTCAGCCCTACCCACGGGCGTTGCGTGGCAATTGGGACTGCTGGCTTAAGACGTTCGTACATCCGTTTGCCAAGATCGTAGAACTCGTTGCTCATGGTTTTTTCTCCTCAATCTTTGCTACCCGCCACATAAACGTTTCCTCCCCCGTGTCGCCAGAGTACAGCCACTCAACCTCTTTTGCCAGCTTCGCGGCGTAGTCAACAAGCGCAGCAATCTCCGCAAGTTTCGCTGCTACTGCTGGCTCCCAAGTGCCTATCTTCCACCCATCGACGACTTGCCCCTGTTCGGCCAGCTTGCACCGCAGATCGTCTGCAAACTCATGCATACGTGCGTATGCGTAGTCAAATGATCCTCCACTCATGTTGCCACCTCGTAATCGTGGAACACAGTGCCAATCGCGGCGTCACCGACCCTGCATGATCGCACCCATACGTTTTTGCCGTTGCGTAGTCTGCGGAGATGTCCACGCCGATCGTGCAGTCTGGGTGATGCGTGGGAGCCGCCTTGTGGTTCTGATTTAGACTGTTTGGGGCCAATGGTGACTGTGTGCCAGTCGTAGCTTGGCGCTTTACCCATTGCAATCTTGCGTCGGTTTGTGAACGTCTGGGGTAACGTGGGAATGTGCGTTTGGCATGGCCTAGACAGTGACTCATACCACTTAGATAAAATTCCAAGAATGCCCTTGGCAACATCTTCTTCCATCTGTTCGTTTTCATCTGCCGGTCCATATCGCACCATATCACCATCAATCAAGTACACCAGCATTGGGTAGTGTGTGGGCCTTTGACCGTATGGGCCTTTCCAAAGCGTGACGACAATGCCTTCTTCCGGGTCTGTGCCATTTACAAACATCATCATGTCGTACACAGCATGATTTCTTGATGGCCCACGATACACCACAAGACACTTGTCAAACGGTGGTCGGCACTGTATCAGCGGGTCATAAAACGCATGGTCATCCATTGCTTGAGAGATGTCGAAAAACTGCAACTCGCATGGGTCTAGGCCACCATCAACGACCAGACTCATGGCGTCCCTGATTGCCTGCGTTGTCATTTCGTTTCTCCTAGTGCTGCGCGAATAATTGGTGTGGTTCTTTGGCTAATTTCATATGCGCTGCCCCCCATACCGATACCGATAAAAACATCTTGCAGCGCCTCCCGCAGCCTCACATTCACGCACCCGGCTTTCTGGCAACCGGCATGACAAGAGTGAACGTCGTTTACCATCGACTTCCGCTCGGCACGCAAACATTCAATCAAGTCTGCCGCCTCCTGCACATAATTTGCGCCTTCGCTCACGTAGATGCTACGTAGTCTTTCAGTGATGTCTGTCATAGCTTTCCTTGATGTTTTATCCTGCCCACGCCCGGCTCAAAATACCGTGGCGACTCTGGGTACGGTGGGGTGTCTTCTTGGTGCCAAGTCCACCAGAACTGTTTCCTTCTTTGGCGCATCGTCATGGGGTCGCCTTGAGTGCTGCCCGTACAGCCGGAAGCGCCTGTGCGGCCCTTGCTTCGCACCACGCAAGATCGTCGCCCGGTTCACGGGTTGCGTCCCCGATGTCTGCAAGTGCCGCCTCGGCTGTTTTCAGTGCCGACCGCAACGCAAC